GGATTTGTAGGTCTTTTAGATGCCACTCCGATGAATCCTTCTGAGATGATTCCTCTTTCGGTTAAGTTATGAACGGCTTGATCAAAAGTTAGAGCACCGGTAACAACGTTTGGAAACATTGTACGTGCTTCTTTTAAGAATAATTCTTTGTTGCCTTTTCCTTCTTTAATAAGGTTTAGTTTATTTTGTAGGCTTTTCATACGATTATAAATATAGCAGACTTAAGCTCCTGTACCCCTTAAGTCCAAAGTTTCTTTTACTACGGTGATTGCTGGGGTGAATGATAATGTACCTCCTCCGGGTGCTACTACTACTGATGTTATGTAATCAGACTGTACCAGGCTTGATAATCCGGCACCTAGACTAAAAGATCCAGAAGTATTCTTAGGTGAACTAGCATCGTAAAATCCATCAGAATTTCTAACAGTCTCTAAAGTAAAATAAGAACTGCCCGGTAATGGGTTAGAAATAATATAGTTAGTCGGATCACCGGCTGTGATATTTGCCGGCTGCTGGACCCGGCTCTGGGTTACTGATACATTATAGTCTGCCATTTTTTATTTCTTCCAAAGATCCTTTACGACCATGCCCTTGGCCTTCTTTCTTAATTTATCCCGGTCCACAAGCTTCCAACCTAATTTAAGGTAGTAGTTCCTTGCAGCCCCCTTGGCATTCTTATCAGGGTTATAGGCGTATTTACCCAGATACCCTCCTGCACCGGCCGAGGTAGACATTTCCTTAAGCTGTCTCTTAAACTCGGTCCTGGTCATGGTTTAAAGTTCGTTTATAAGTTCGTAGTACTGTAGAAGGTTAACAACGTCATCGTTATTGAACCGGTCTCCTTTTTCTAAAGGATTAACGTATTTAAGAACCTCCTGTAACTTGATCTTAACAACCTCATCCTCAATTTCATTTAATTTGATTGAGAGAGTGGATCTGATTGCCGGGATTCTATTGTTGTAAAGTTCCTTAAGTTTTTCCGGAGAGTCTACTGAGTTGATGAATTCCTTAAGAACCTCCTTTTGGGCAGGTTTTAGATCATCGTATTTCTCATTGAATTTTTCAAGAAGTACTCTGTAGGTTAGAATGCGTAAGTCCTTATCATAGCCACTAATCTCCTCCATCAAATCATCTTTTTTCTCGACTGCCGGCTCTTTAGAAAGGTGCTCTAAAAGGGTCATTTTATTATTAATGACAACCTCCGGTGCAACATCGGTTGAAGTATGATTCTCGATAAGGTTATTTAAAGCAGCGTAAATTTTATAGTTAGCAACTTTAACTTTAAAGAATTTATCCACGCTATAATTTTCTTTAATTTCCTTGACTAGGTTATAGCGCTGTTTTCTAACCTCGGTTCTATTAAGTTTGGTGGAAGTCTCAACCAGGCTGTTAATCACAAGCTCGGCCTTAGGTTCTGATAGAGCTTTATGCTTGGTCAGCTGCTCGTAAAGTTTATATTCTTTACCTAACTCGCTGTTAAGGAAGTATTTCCTTAGGATATCAACGGCAGGTGAGTTTTCTTTTCCTTCTAAAGTATCAGCGGTGATTCGCCTTACTAGCAATTCAAAAAGAAGTCCTGTGTTTTTATACTTGGAATGTTTGATCTGCACAGTAATGGTTTTATAATAAATATGGTTTAACTTTTATTCCCTAATTTGTTTTGGATCTAGAAGATTATCTCCCTTCTTATCTGATTCATAAACTAATTTTTTCTTACCGGGTATGTTTGAAAGCATATCCTCATAACGGCCTAATTCTTTCTTGGATTGCTCCATAGTATACCTACGGGCATCCACTCTTTTAGGTCTTCCAAAGTCTTCCTGATCGTCATTCTTGGCAGCGTCTCTGCCGAGTCTATCCTTACCCAAAGGATCATTTTGAGTACCGGCCATGGATGCTTTTTCTCTAGGACGGCCCATCTCAGGCTCATCTTCGTTATACCCATCAGGTACGTTTCCTGGACGGTCATAAACCCTACCCTTACCGTAAGCCGTTGCAATATCGTGCGGGGTACCGTAAGTTTCTCCGGTCTCCATAGGATCATTGCCTTCGTTTTCAATCTGGGAGTTTCTAAAGTCTCTTTTCTTATCTTCTCTGACTAGGTTTCTATATTCATCATACTCATCCTGAGATAGGTGGAAGATATTATCATAGATCCAATCCGTTGGAAGGAGTCCGGAATCTTTAATCTGGGCAGCTAAATCAACTTTCTCTTTTAGTAAAGCAATTCTCTCCTGATCGTAAATGATTGAAGGAGTGGTTAGGCTTAATTCAAAGTTGGTTAGTGATTCGTCTCTATAACCCTGAATGTAAAGATGCACAAAAGCAATCTTATAAAGTTCGGAAACCATGATTCGCTGTACCTTTTCAATGGTTCTACCGAATCTAATGTCTTCTGCGGCTAAGGTTGCTTTACCCTGTAGATTCTCATCATAACCAAGGAATGCTTTTGGTACTCTTAAGGCGGCAAATAGCTTATCTCTAAGGTATTCAACGTCTGTTATACCGTCATACTGCAATCCTCCTAGGGTATCAATCTTGGTACTAGTATCACCGCCTCTCATAGGGATGTAAAAATCCTCCATAAGATTTTGCATGTTATACTTAAGGTTATATTCACCGGTCTGCTGATCAATATAAGGAGTACGCTTCATTTTAGAGATTGCCTGCTGCATAAAGTTCTCAATCTCATTTGGAGGAATACCACCGACATTCATATAGAAGATTCTCTTTTCAGGAGCTCTTACTATTCTATGAACCAGCATTGCATCTTCCATTAAAGTGTACTGCTTGAATAATTTCCTTGCAGGCTCTAAGTAGGATCTTCCATAAGGTAGGAAATTAACGTCAGTCAAAAGTCTGAAGTGTGCTATTTCGTAATTATCAAAGAAGATATCCTTACCTGATTCCTGGTTTGGACCTCTAAAGTAACCGTAAGTGTCTGCTGCCAGACCATCCGGGTCGTATCTAAATCTAACTGCTGTTGGATTATTCTCATCAAAGCCTTCCTGTCTTTCAACGTTAAAAGCCGAGAATGGAATTACGTTATAAACTCCGAACTTTTCTGAGGCTTCTAATTTCAAGAAGAAATCCCCGTACTTACACATATTCCTGATCCACCAGTTTAAATTAAATTCAACGTTTAGAACGTCGTAAAATAAATTATAAAGGATCTTCTGAATATTCTCATCCGAGGAACGGATTTGAAGTACCTCCCCCATATCGTTTTTCAAAGTAGATTCTTCAGCCAGGATATCCAAAGTGGATGCAATGATAGCATCCGTATCCATGGCGTCATACTCTGAGTATAACTGGGTTCTTAAGGTCTGATAGTTAAAACTATTCTGATATCCGTATAAAGACGAAGGTGAGGTTGTGTAAATTCTATTGTATCGATTAACTAGAGAGTTATTTTCTAGCTCTCCAGACATCTGAATTTGATTAGTATCAGCGACTTTTAATTGATCGCCTCCAACGTTCCTGATTACTACATCAGTTGAAAAAAGGCGTTTAAGTCTTGAGAATATGCCGGTATCTGCCATTACGTCTTAATAATATAAGTATAAATAGTTGGAAAAGCCAACTTAATTTATTTAAGAAGCCAGGAGAAATCTTCTGTTCCGCCCTGTCCGTTGTCTATTTGATAAGGATTTTTAACATCCGTAGGAGAGTACACCCCCTGATACGGGGTTTGAGTGGATGAGATATTACCTAGGGCTGCTTTGGTTATGTCAATACCCTGCTGGTTTAACTGTAAGGCCGTATCTCGAACGTATAATCCGGTTCCGAACGACATTACCAGGTCATCATTATAACCATACTGTGCTTCCGCCCGTCCGTTCTTCCAGACAAAGACTTTCATTTCCTCAATCAGTCTCTTGGATTGAATGACTACTGCCTTTTCATTAACGGCTTCTTGAAACTTCCCAATGATTAAAGGCCTGGTCTTAGAATTCATAGTAAACCCGGGAGTCATATTAGAGGTAATATCATACTGATTGAAATATGAATCGGCTGTTAACGTTCCTGATTTAGGGGAATGGTAGAAGTTATTATACCCACGGTCTAAGATAGTCTGAATTGCTGCCCATCCAATGGATGCATTTTCAACCACTAATAAGGCTTCATTATATTCTGTTGCTATTGCAACCAGGAGTAAACCAAATTCCTTAGTTCCTATTTGACCTTTATATTCACCGACCTGGGTGTTATTTTCTATATCTAAGATATGAAATGCTGAATAGTCCTTACCGTCCCCGCGGGCGACGTCGGCAACTACCATGTAGCTTCTGGAATAATCAACCGGTTCCCAGATCCATAAGTTCTGATCTGCCCCTCTTTTTTCCAAAGGCTCTTTCATATAGGTCTTCATATAGAATTCCATATACTCACCGTAGAAAACCGTGTCTCCGGATGTACTAAAGTCACAATCACACTCCTGGGCTGCCAGTCTTGGATCTCCTAGTAGTTCATCCTGTCTTTCTCTCCAGGTTTGATCACGTTCGGGGTGTACATACCACGGTAACTTAATAGGAAGGAAGTCATTTTCTTTATTTTCAGCTCTTACCCATGTCTGATGGAACCAGTTTCCGGTACCGTACGGGGTTGATAGTACGATTGCTCCTCCTCCGGTAGCAAGTGTCTGCTGTGCTGATGCCCAAGTCTCGGCAATGTTATCAATAAAGGCTGCCTCGTCAATTAAAAGTAAGGATACAGCTTCAGAACGTGCCGAATCTGAATTAGAAGACTTAGCCTGTATTTTTGAACCGTTAGCCAGTCTTAAAGATAGTTTATTATGCTCGACCGATGGTACTTTTAACCAGGAAGGTAGGTTCTCATACATGAACTGCACCTTTGCAACCAGGTTTCTTGCCGTTGCCTGTGTGGTTGCCAGGGTTAATACGTTCTTATCCTTGTGAAAAAGCATGAGCCATAGTGAATAACCGGCTCCTAAGGTTGATATTCCAAGCTGTCTTGACTTTAGAATGATGGAATACGGGTTATCTTTGA